ACAGAGCGCGTACTGTCTGACGACGTATCCGCGCGGACTAGAAGGCTGGTGCCTCGTCCAACAAATAGATACAGAAATCCACCGAAGTAAAGATCTCCAATTGTGGCACCACCAGGTGGCCACCACTCTTTGAAGTGAGGAGACTTGCTTTACGTGTTTGTTCAGCCCGAGCTTTCGCTCGCACTGGAACACTGGTGTTTCGTCCTTTCGGACTCATCAGTCAAGGTACGCACCTTGAGACACCGGGAAACAATCGATCAATCTTTCACAGAGCAACGAGTTCGCTACTCTTGCAAAAGATCGACTTCCTATTTCGTGGATA